CAAAAAAACAGAATACCGCAAAATTCGGGGTTGGGGTTTGAAGTCACTGAAGAAATTCGGAAAAAAGGAACCCACTTAATGGCGCTTCTCCGCCTCATTCCCCTCGTTTCGAACGGCGTCCTCATCGAAGTGAATTCGGTTTTCGGTCTCATGCCGGCCAACATCACGGACAACGTGATCGTGAAGCGGATCGATGACAAATCCCGCAACGGCTATGAGGTCTACGGCACGCGCGGCGCGAGCACGGCGCTGGTGCTGATTGCCAAGGTGCCGCCCGGCAAGCATGTTGAGGTGCATGGCTGACCGCATGAAATCGGCAGCCGAATGGCCGGCCGCGAACGTTGAGATGCGGGCGATCAGCGGCCTCGTGCCCTACGCCCGCAACTCGCGGACGCACAGCCCGGAACAGGTCGACCAGATCGCCGCGTCAATGCGCGAGTGGGGCTGGACGAACCCGGTCCTGGTGGACGAAGAAGGAACTATCATCGCTGGGCACGGCCGGGTTCAGGCGGCCCAGAAATTAGGTATCACCGAAGCGCCTGTCATGGTGGCGCGCGGATGGAGCAAGGCTCAGAAAAAAGCCTATGTGTTGGCCGACAACCAACTGGCGCTCAACGCCGGATGGGATAAGGACCTGCTCAAGATTGAGTTGTCTGATCTTGATCAAATGAAATTTGATTGTCGATTGATGGGTTTCCCGGTCGGAGAACTCGCCGCCCTGTTGGATGAACCGAACTTTGCGCCAGGGTCAGAAGATGACCAGGGCAAGCTAGATGAACTGGATCCTAAAATGATCCAATGCCCCCATTGCGGGCAAGATTTTGACCTTCGCAAACATGAGTAGGCCAACCCTAAAAGTCGATTGGGCAACCCACGACGCTGCAAGATATGCTTGCGAGAATTGGCACTACAGTCGTTGCTTGCCTGTTGGCAAACTCGTCAAAGTTGGCGCTTGGGAAAACAGAAAGTTTATAGGCGCGATGTTGTTTGGGCGAGGCGCTACCCCTGAGATTGGATCTCCTTACGGGTTGATGCAAATCGAAATATGTGAATTAGTTCGGGTTGCTCTGACTGAACATGAAACGCCTGTGTCGCGCATCATGGCAATCGGGGTTCGATTTTTGAAAAAAGTGTGCCCGGATCTGCGTATGATTGTTTCATTTGCGGACCTCGCACAAAACCATCACGGTGGAATATATCAGGCTACAAACTGGATTTATGCAGGCGGGTCAGAAACACACGCCTACCGCGTCAACGGCGAAAACATCCATCCTAAAAGTTTGTATAGCAAATACGGCAAGGGTGGTCAGTCTATCCCGTGGCTGCGCCAACACGTTGACCCTCAAGCCACAAGAATAGTGGCTGGTTTCAAACACCGATACCTGATGCCACTTGATGATGACATGCGTAAACGCGTTCTGCATCTATCAAAACCATATCCCAAGCGTGCGAAGCAAGCGATGGCCGAGCACCACTCGGAACAGCGGCAGGGTAGCACTGACCCGCACGCTCCACATTTAGAGGACTGACAGATGCGCGGTCGCAAGCCGCTTCCTAGCCACCTGAAGGTCATTCAGGGGAACCGGGGAAAGCGGGCAATCAAGGCGGAGACAATTCAGTTTGAGCCGTCTCTTCCAATGCCGCCGCCGCACCTTTGCGACGAGGCAAAGGTTGAATGGGGTCGTGTGGCACCGATGCTGTTCAACCTCAAGATTCTATCCGACGTGGATATCGTTGCTCTCACTGCCTATTGCCAGGCATGGGCAACGTTCAAGCAAGCCACCGAAGCTCTTAGCCTGATGGCGAAAAGCGACAAGGTGACAAAGGGCCTCCTGATCAAGACCACGAATGGAAATGCCATTCAAAACCCGTTGCTGGGCATAGCCAACAAGGCAGCCTCGGACATGGTGCGCTATGCAGCCGAGTTCGGGATGACGCCGTCGGCACGCGCGAGGATTCATGCCGGCAGAGAAGCCGACCAGAACGAAGACCCCGAAAAGAAATACTTCGCCTGACGACCCGACCACCGCCTATGCGCTGGCGGTTCATACCGGCAAGATCATCGCAGGGCCTCATGTCCGTGCCGCCTGTGCGCGGCATTTGAATGATCTGAAGCGCAAAGACTTGGTGTGGGATTTAGCCGCGGCAAACCGCGCCATTGGATTCTTCACCGACGTTCTGACCGTCGAGAAGGAAGTCCGGACCGACTACGGCGACGTTGAAAGCCTCGCCGTGCCGTTCACGCTGGAACCGTGGCAGTGCTTCAACATCGGTTCTTTGTTCGGCTGGAAGAAACTGGACGGTCTGCGCCGATTCCGCCGCGCTTTTATTGAGATCGGCAAGGGCAACGGCAAGTCGCCGATGGCGGCCGGGATCGGCCATTACATGCTGACGGCAACGGGCAAGATCCGGGCCGAGGTCTACAGCGCGGCGACCGACAAGGACCAGGCGGCCATTCTGTTCCGCGATGCGGTGGCCATGTGGGAACGGTCGCCGGGGCTCAAGAAGCGCCTTGTGGCGTCGGGAATCAACCCGGTCTGGCAGCTGACGGACATGGCGAAGGCTTCGTTCTTCAAGCCGATCAGTTCCGAGAAGAAGGGCAAGTCGGGCATTCGCCCGTACTGCGCACTGGTTGACGAGGTGCACGAGCATCCCGATAACTCGGTGATCGAGATGCTGCGCGCCGGCACGAAGGGCAACCAGGAAGCGCTGCTCTTCGAGATCACGAATTCAGGGTTTGACCGCCTCTCGGTCTGCTGGAACGAGCATCAATACAGCATCGACGTGGCGCATGGCGTCAAGACGAATGACGCTTGGTTTTCTTATGTGTGCGCTCTTGATGAGGGTGACGATCCGTTCGAAGATGAAAGCTGCTGGATCAAGGCCAATCCGAATCTCGGCGTCTCGATTCAGTTGCCGTTCATCCGCGAACAGGTGGCCGAAGCCAAGGGCATGCCTTCGAAAGAGGGCTTGGTGCGGCGCCTGCACTTCTGCGAGTGGACGGAATCGGAGAAGTCGGCGATCCCGCGCAAGGTGTGGCAGGCCTGCCTTGCCGACAGCGACGAGATTGATCCGGAGGCGCTCTGCGCTCAGGGGCTCAGACCATACGGCGGCCTCGACTTGTCCCGGGCCCGAGATCTCTGCGCCTTCACCCTGTCATGGGTGACCGACCCGACGCCTGACGCTCAACGCTTCGTCTCGAAAACGTGGTTCTGGACGCCGAAGGACACGCTTGCCGACCGCGCGAAAAACGACCGTGCACCCTATGTCGAATGGGAGCGGGCAGGGTTCCTCGAGGCCGTACCGGGGCCGCGCGTTTCATACCGCTGGCTTGCCGAGGCACTGGCTGGCCTGTGTGCCGTCTACGAGCCGCAGATGATCGGCTGCGACCAGTATGGCCTTGAACGGCTGAACGATCAGTTGGGGGAGATCGGAGCGAGCCTGCCGTGCATTGTCCATCCGCAGGGCTTTCAGCGCCGGGTGATCGACAAGAAGGAAGAATCATCGCTGATCGGATCGACGGGCGCCGAGGAAGTTGCGCTGTGGATGCCAGACAGCATTTTGAAACTGGAGGCAGCCCTGTTGGAGGGACGCATCCGCATCGACCCCAACCCTGTCCAGACGATGGGCGCGGCCAGCGTGGTTTATGAGCAGAACAGGACAGGACACCGCATGTTCGCCAAGGACAAGGCCACGAGCCGCATTGACGGAATGGTGGCGCTCGCCATGAGCATCGGCGTGGCTACCGTTCAACCGCCGGTCGCCGGTCGCTCCTACCTTGAAACCGGGGCGATGGTGTTCATCTGATGGGGATACTGTCGTTCCTGCGGATCGCTCCGCCGTCGAAAAAGGCTGGATCGACGGCGCTTGACCGGCTGGCCGGTGAGTGGGGCAGTTCCGTGATGAGCGGGGAATCCGTCACGGTCAATACCGCCATGCGCGTTTCGACCGTGCTTGCCTGCGTCAAGGTGATTGCCGAGGGCTGTGCAACGCCGCAGCTGAATGTCTTCCGAGATGGACAAGGCGGCGAGCGGCAGATTGCTACGAATATCCCGGAGTTTCGCCTGCTGAATCGCAGACCGAATGAGTTTCAGACGTCATTTGAATTCCGCAAGACGATGACGATGCACGCCGCCTTGTGCGGTGAGGCGCTGGCATTCAAAGTGAAATCCGGCAACCGGGTGCGGGAGCTGATCCCGGTTCCTCCTGGCTTGTTTGAAATTGACGAGAACAGCCGTTACGATTTCAAAGTGCGGTGTTATGACAAGTTTGGTCTGATCGGCGTGTTCGGCCCGGATGACGTGCTGCACATTCCGAATTTGCGGTGGGAACTGATCAAGGCGCTGGATGTTCTTTCGCAGGCGCGCGAGGCCGTTGGTCTGGCAATTGCAACGGAGCGCAATCAGGCGACCTTGTATGCGAATGGCGGCAGGCCGGCCGGTCTGCTCTCAACTGAGAAGACGCTATCCGTAGAGGCCGTTGACCGCATTCGGGAAAGCTGGAAGCAGTTCAGCACATCGAACAAGAACGGCACCGCTGTCCTCGACAACGGCATGGGATACACGCCGCTCGCAATGTCGAGCGTCGACATGCAGACAATGGAGCAACGGCGGTTTCAGGTTGAGGAAATCTGCCGATGTTTTGGCGTCATGCCGATCATGGTCGGACATTCCGACAAGGCGGCAACCTATGCCTCGGCTGAAGCAATGTTTTCGGCCCACCTTATTCACACGCTGGCGCCTTGGCATGAGCTTTGGCGGCAGCGGCTTGATGAATTCGTACTTGATGGCAAAGGGCCGCTCTACGCAGATTTCGACACGCGCTACCTGACGCAGGGCTCCATGAGGGATCGTGCCGAGTGGGCGCGCTCCATGATCGAGATGCGGATCATGACGCGAAACGAGGTTCGCGACAGCTTTGGGCTGGACGCCACTGAAGGCGGTGACGAGTTCTGGAGTCCCGCCAACATCGCGGGCAGCACCGGCACAGATCCGGCGCTGCAAGCCTAGAGGAATTACCACAATGCAAAAGAAAAACGCGACTTCCGGTCGCGAAGTGCGGGCGTTTGCCCTGCAGATCAAGGCGACCGGAGATGACGGCTCTGTTGAGGGTTACGGCTCTGTCTTTGGCGTAAAGGACAGTTACGACGATGTGATTGAGCCTGGTGCCTTCAAGTCCTCGCTGGCGTCTCATAAGTCGGCTGGCACGATGCCCGCTATGCTGTGGCAGCACGACGCCGAGAACCCTATCGGCGTATGGACTGAGATGTCCGAAGACGAGCGCGGCCTGCTGGTCAGAGGGACGCTTGCCATGGAAACGCAGCGTGGCCGTGAGGCTTACTCGCTGCTCAAGATGGGAGCGATTACAGGGCTCTCCATCGGCTTTGTTTCAAAGGAATGGTCCTACGACCGCGAAACAGAGATCAGGACGCTTACCGGAATCGAGCTTTGGGAAGTGTCGCTTGTGACATTCCCGGCAAACACAGCGGCGCGCGTAACGGCCATCAAGGCTGCAGACGTGGCAGCCATCACCACCATTCGTCAGGCCGAGAAAGCACTGCGGGACGCAGGGTTCGCGGATGACGCAGCCAAGGCATTCGTTGCCTCGGTGAAGCGCATTGCATCGGACGAGCGGGACGCTCGTGACGCGGAGGCGCGCATCAACCAGGCAGCCACACGGCTGCTGAAATCCCTCCAGTCATAAGGATTGATTCCATGACCGACCTCAATATGGCCGAAGTGGCCAAGACGATGGAAAAGATTGGTGAAGCGGTTGACGCTCACCGCAAGGCTACCGACGAGAGCATTGCCGAGATGAAGAAACTCGCCAATGTGACGCCGGAAACCCGCGCCAAGATCGAGAAGATCGACAACGTTCTGGATGATCTTTCGGAGATCAAGAAGCGCCTTGAGCTCGCCGAAACCCGCGCCTCGCGCCCCGGCGCCGGCGTCGGCAAGGATGGCGAGATTGTGAGCCCTCAGGCTCGAGAGCACCGCGAAGCTCTCATCGCATGGATGCGCAACCCGCGTGACGGTGAGATGCAGCAGCGGCTGCACCGTGCCCAGAAGGACGTTGCCACGAAGCAGGGCAATGACGGCTGGGAAACGCGCGCCGCACAGGTGATCACCTCGACGGGTTCGGCCGGCGGTTTTGCTCTTCCCGAGCAGATTGAGCGGCAGATTGCCCGCCTGAGCCTTGACATCTCCCCGATCCGCCAGATTGCCACGGTCCGCACCGTTGGCACCTCGGATTACAAGGAGCTGTTCGACATCAACGGCGCGGCGTTTGCGTGGGTCGGTGAAGGCACTGCGCGCACGCAGACCAACACCTCCGACCTTGCCGAGCGTGTGCCGACGATGGGCACTGCCTACGCCTATCCGCAGGCGACGGAAGAGTCGATGGATGACCTTTTCTTCAATGTTGAGGATTGGGTGACCCAGACGGCAGCCGAAGCCATTGCGCAGGGCGAGGGCACTGCCTTTGTCTCGGGCAACGGCACCAACCGCCCGACCGGCTTCCTTGCCGGAACGACGCCGGTGTCGACGGGTGACGCTTCGCGCGCTTTTGGCACGCTGCAGTACATCGCGGGCGGCCAGGCGGCAGCGATGCCGACGAGCGCAGACGTGTTTTACGACATGATCTACGGCATTCGTGGCCGTTACCGTGCCAACTCGAACTGGGTCTCGAGCAAGGCGGTGCTGTCCTCGCTGCGCAAGTACAAGGACACGACAAACGCCTATCTCTGGCAGCCGTCGCTTGTCTTGGGTCAGCCGGATTCCTTCATGGGCTATCCAGTTGTCGAGGCTGAAGACATGCCGGCCGTTGCGGCCAACGCTTTCCCGATTGCGTTTGGCGACTTCCGCGAGGGCTATCTGATCGTTGATCGCGTCGGCATGCGGATCACCCGCGACGAGATCACGGCTCCGGGCTTTGTGAAGTTCCATATTCGCAAGCGTGTCGGCGGCATCATCCGCAACTCGCAGGCGATCAAGCTGCTGAAGATCAGCATTTCGTAACGCAATCAGAGGGCGGCCTCCGGGCCGCCCTATTGCCTTCCCCCAGAAAAGATCAGGAGATCACAATGGCGAAAGTTGTTACTGCGTTTTTCGGCGTTCCGGACGGCGAGGTTATCCCGAAGCAGTTTGAGCCGGGAGACAAAGTTGATGGCGACCTTGGCGCCGTTGCAGTCCGCGAGGGCTGGGCCGAAGAGGATGGCAGTGAAAGCGATCCCGAGAACGGTGAAGGCGGTGAGCAGAAGGCAATCAAGGCCGCCGAAAACAAGGCCCGCAAGGGCGCGCCCGAAAACAAGTAGGGATCATCATGCCCGTTCAGCTATCCGTTGCCGTCCGCAACGCGCGCCTTGACGTCATCGAAACGACTGTCGGCACGTCCGCGATTCTCCGCGTGCTGTCCGGTTCCATGCCCGCAAACTGCGCAGCGGCGGACAGCGGCACCGTGCTGGCAACTGCTACGCTGCCGTCCGATTGGATGGCCGCCGCCGCTTCGGGCGCCAAAGCCATTCTTGGCACATGGCAGGACGCCAGCGCGGATGCGACCGGAACGGCAGGCTATTTCCGCATCTACAATTCGGCCGGCACCACCTGCCATATTCAGGGCACGGTTTCGCTGTCCGGCGGCGGTGGCGACATGATTGTTGACAGCACGTCCTTCACGGCTGGCCAGCAGTTTACCGTCACGGCCTTCACCCTTACGGACGCGAACGCCTGATGCCTGTCTACGCGAACCGTGTCCGCGTCAACACTGCAACGACGGGCACCGGGACGATTACGCTCGGTTCGGCCACGGCTGGTTTCCAGACATTCGCCTCTGGCGGCATCGCAGACGGCTTCCAGGTTCGTTACGTCATCGAGGACGGCGGCAACTGGGAAGTTGGACTTGGCACCTACACGGCAGCCGGTACGACGCTTTCGCGCACTGTCACGGAAAGCTCAAACGCAGGCTCGGCGATCAATCTTTCGGGCAGCGCCGTTGTTTATGTGACGATTGCCGCGCAAGACATTCCGCAGCAAACCGACGTTCAGATCTACACGACAGTCGGAAGCACGACATGGGTTAAGCCTGCCGGGGCTAGATCGGTGTCTGTATTTGCCATCTCGGGCGGTGGCGGTGGCGGTTCTGGCCGCAAGACTGCGTCTGGCACGGCTGCGTCGGGCGGTGCCGGTGGTGCCGGTGGCGGCTATTCCTTCCGCACTATCCCAGCCTCGCTGCTTGGCGCAACAGAGCCGGTGACGGTCGGTGCTGGCGGAACGGGCGGCGTTTCGGTCACGGCGAACTCGACAAACGGAAACAGCGGCACAAACGGCAGTCAATCGCTTTTTGGATCAGCTGGCGCTTGGTTGATTGCACAGACAGGCAACACCAATTTTGGTGCAGGTGGCAACACGGCGACATCAACGGCTGGCGCTGTAAGCGGTGGAAGGGCGCTTATGCTAGGGAGCAGCGGCGCCAGTGGCACTGCCGGTGCAGCGGGCACCGCTGGTCCCACATCTCAAACGAGTGGCGCTGGCGGTGGTTCTGGCGGCGGTCTTGCGACAACGCCAGCTAACCTTGCGGGTGGCAGTGGCGGTACGCCAGCATCAACGCCATTTGTCGGTGGTACAGCAGGCACGGCCGGCGGCGGCAACGGTGGCAACGGC